GAATTGTCGAGGATACCCTTAGTTTGTATCAGAGATAACATACCCGTCTTTACCTGATTTAGCGATTGCTTCAGAATACGCTACGAGGTTGTACTCTCTGATTTGAATTTTAATTGGTTTACTTCGCATTACTCTTCTCCTTTTCTAAAGTTATTCATGAATTCTTCATCACGAATCAATCCGTAATTTAAAGAATCTTTAATGTACTGTTGTGCTTCCCTGTCCTCTGCTGCAAGTTCATCGTACAGGTCAACTTCTTTCTCCACGTACTGCATAAACCTCTGTTTATGTTTTAATTTCATTATTTAGATTTCCTCTTAATAGAATCTATATATACCTCTTGAAGGGTATTCAAGTATACCTGAGCTATCAGTGTACTACAAAGTACGAACTCTCGTTCTGTGTCAGGTTTACCCATTGCTTCAAGTACGTCTAGTGTAAGCATACTAAGGATACTCGCAAGATCTTTGTCTTGCATACCTGTGTCTGGTAGAGGTGTCTCTGAAATACTTTCTTTTACAATCTCTAACATAGCGTCCAACAAAGAGATTTCTCCGAGTTGTTCTTGGTTTTCGTTCATGTTCCCTCCTTTTGAATCAATAATCGTAGTGTACGGTAAAACCTGTACTTTGTCAAGTGTTCTATGAGATTTATTTTAGATTTATTTCTTAGAAGTGGTACTCTAAATATATTTTTATACAACGCTTGACAAAAAGTACTTTTATAGGTTATACTATCTGTTCGGTAAGGGTAACTTCAGTTACACCCAGTGCAAATCTGTAGAATCCGACGGTTACTTATAGGGAAACCTAAGTGTCAGCCGAGGGGAGTCATCGTAAGTCGTTCTTTGAAATGCTTTTGACTATGACACGTGCAATCACTGCACATCTGGATGACGAGGATGTCATTAGATAAAGTAAAACATCACTCCAACCTATTTGAACTTATAGTTCATTTGGGTAGGGGTTACTTTATCTAAAATCTAAGGATATTTAGTATTTTAATAAATACTTTTAGTATACTTCTTATGTAATATACTACACTTATAAGTTAACATTGAATTGTATTAGGAGGAAACACATGAGTACTACAGGGAATTATAAGTCTCTTACAAGAGAAGAAGTAGAGAAAGTAATTCTTTATGATCCAGTAGAAGGTTCTTTCTTTAAGAAGTCTACAGGTAACAGAATTCATATAAATCAATACACAGAACCAAATCAAACACCAAAGATTAAGTTTACTCTTAATTCCGTGCTGTACACAGCACAAGTGCACAATCTTGCGTGGTTATTGCACTACGGGTATCATCCTGAAGGTGTAGTGATACATAGAGATAGAAATAAGTGCAATTTAAAGGTTGGAAATTTACTAGATGTATCTCAAAAGCACTACAAGTCTCTTTTAACTGCTTATAGAAATCTTGAAGAGAACTGCAAGATTATGTTACATCCTAATAACCAGTACAAGTTTATTGTAGGTTTTATAACAAAAGGTAAAATGCAATATAAGTTATTTGATGATGATAGCTCTGCAAAGGAATACATTAAAGTTAAAAGAAGACAATTTATTAAACAAATAAGACTTCTTGGTGGTGTCCTGCCTGAGAACTACCTTACGGAACTTGAATTATTGTAATACATCAAAGAGTTTTGGTGCTTAAACTCGGTAGGTCAAAAGGTTCTTGACATTTTGTGTTTATTGTAGTATAATAATTCCGTACTTTGATAGAGAATCATTGAGACTTTAGATTTAACGGGTAGTACTACGAGTCTATCGTGTAATCTCAAACAAATCCTTTGATTGACAATCAAGTACAACTCCGAAGAATTCAGTAAATGATACTGAGTATCTTTCGTCTAATCGGGTTGACTCCAGTCTTCCTCCTGCTGGTAGTACAACCGCTGGACTCGTAACCAGCAACTTAAAGAATAATAAAAGGAATAACCATGAAATGTATTCTCTGCTATAAACATTTTAGAGATAGAACTTTCGACGAAATACTACAAGATGAAGCAAGTGAATACCTGTGTCAGTCTTGTTGTGAGACAGATTTTGAAGTTCTTGGGGATATACCTGATGATATTCGTCAAGACATCAATATGGTTGTTCGCATGAATGATGGTAAAAGATATTTTTTTAATGATTTTGAAGATTGAACAGAATTTTACCTAAAGGGCCGTTATGTTACTAGCCGCAAGGCAGTCGTGTAAAGAAACGTCAGTGACATCCTAAAGTAAAACCGTAGGGGATGCGGTAACATCCCCACAGAAATAGGAATGGTAGGCGTTCAAAGCGAGATAAAAAGACACCCAGACAGATTCGGAATGGTGAACTTGAGAGTCTTCTTCGTAAGATTAAACCGCACGTTAGTAAATCCGTAATGGTTGCTGTTAAAATAATGGAAAAAGAAGAAGATGTAACAGATGCCTCTAAATTGAAGGCTGCTACTATTATTCTTGATTTGTATAAAAATACTGTTCAATCTCTTTATGATGGTCATGATCCTGATGAAGATGAGAATCTTGAAGAGCTTGATACCGCACCAGTTTTGTCTTTGAAGATTGTTGACAATGATAAGCCTTCGGAGTAATTATAACTAAGGAGGGTTATGAAAAAACAAATTCAAAATAAAGAAAAGTTTGTACTGGCTCCTGCAAGTATTCCGCAGGAGCAGTTTCTCGCAAGCGACAGTACAATTACATTATACGCAGGTTCCGCAGGTAAAATTGTGCCTCTGTAAGCAGTGATGCTTATTGAAAACTTCTCTAATTCGGTGAAACTCTCTAGCAGACAATACCGAGCGAAGACCGAAAGGTAACGTGTAACGACTATCATGTAGGGTCAAGTGACTCGAAACGGGAAGCCCTGAGTACTCAGGTGAAGATATAGTCTGAACCCTGTAGCGATACAGGGCAGTCGAAAGACGGGTGTAGATTAACGAACTACATTGAACAAACGGCAGGTAAATCCTTTGCGTTAATTATGAATATGGTTAAGTTTGCTGCTAAGAAAAACTCAACCATTGTGTGCTTTCGTAGAACCTCTACGCAGATTAAAGCACCGGGAAGTATCTGGTCAGAATCACTTCCTATTTTTACTAAAATGTTTCCTGATTGTAAAATCAGAACAAGAGACTTGGAAATTTTTATTCCAAGTACAAATTCAGTTGTTAAGTTTTCTCACTTACAACATAGTAGTGATGTTTTGAACCATCTTGGTGCACAATATTCAGCAATTTTCTACGACGAGGTAACAACTTTTCCTTTTGAAGAGTTTGTATTACCTCTTCTTGGTCGTTTAAGAAATGCTAAAGTTGACTACTCACCTCAACTTTTCATGGCAACTAACCCAATGTATGACCACGGTGTATATCATTGGATTAAAGATTATTACCTCGACGAAAACGGTATTCCTCTAAAAGAACGTAGTAACGTAGAACGATACTTTGTACTTCAAGACAACAAACCCCTTTGGTATGATGACCTTGAAGTTGCAGAACAGATTCACGGTAAAGGTATTCCTAGGAGTTTTAGAAGTATTCGTGCTCACGTTACAGATAACATTCCTCTTCTTAGAAATAATCCTGATTACCTTTCAAACCTTCTAGCACTTCCAGAGATTAAACGTAAGATTTATTTGGACGGTTCTTGGACGGCAAGAGCAGAGGAGGCGGGGTATTTCAAAAGAGAATGGGTACAAATTGCGTATGATTTACCAAATACCCGAAACAGAGTACGTGCTTGGGACTTAGCAGCATCTCCGCCAAGTTCGGCAAATCCAAACCCTGACTACACAGCGGGTGTTCTTATGAGTAAAACAACGAATGGTTCTTATTGCGTGGAAGACGTAAAAAGGCTTCGTGATAGGACACACAGAGTCGAAGAGTTCATCTTTGATGTTGCTGAAGCAGATGGTGAAGATGTGACGATTTGCTTACCGCTAGACCCCGGTGCATCTGGTATGGCTTATACCAGAGACTTACAGAGAAGGCTTTCTGAAAAGGGTTACAGAGTAATTACAAAAAGACCTGATAAAACGAAGTTGATTCGTTTCAAACCATTCTCAAGTATTGCAGAAGCAAGGTTTGTCAGTGTTATGAAGGCAGATTGGAACGATGCTTTTTTTGATGAGCTTGAAATATTCTGCGGTGACAATAAAACAAAAGACGATTAACATACAGGTCGTCTATAAACGCATTGAAATCGGTGAACACCTTTAACGAATGTTAAAGACAATACCGAGGGAAGCCTTGATAAAAGGAACCCGTAGAGACTATCCATAATGGAGTAGGTAGCAAGTGCTATCGAAGCGGTGCGACTTAGATACTTTCTAAGTAAGATATAGTCCCATCTTAGTAGTGATACTAAGCAGTAGTTTTCTACTGGATGTTACCTAACGAGTAACATTTAAGATATTGCAATGTGACGCCTGTTTGTGACGCCTGTTCTGACGCAGTATGGGCACTAAATAAAACCGTTCAACTCCCTGATTTCATTCTTCCAGATTTATCTCAAGGGAACTCTCTTTCTGATATAAACAGATTCGGTTGATGTAATTTTAAAATAGATTTTAACAATAAATACACAAATAATACAAAAAGGACTTTTATGACTACAAGTACTAAAAAAGTTCAGAAGGCTGTTACCAGAGAGGGTGTAGAACTCCCTCGTTTTCAAATGTCTGAAATGGGGTACGCTGGTCTGAAAGTTTCTGCGGGTATTCCCCATGAGGAAATGAAGAAAGAACTTCAGTTCCCTCAGAGTATTGTAACATTTAAACAAATGTCACACCATAGTACTATTGCTGCTGCTCTTTCACTTTACGATATGATGGTTTCTAAAGTAAAGTGGAGAGTAAAACCTGTAGAGGGTGCTTCTGAAAAAGAGATTCAAGACGCTAAGTTTATTCAAGAGTGTATGCACGACATGGAACACTCTTGGATGGATTTTGTTCAAGAAGCAGGTAGTATGAAACCTTACGGTTTTGCAGTTCACGAAAAGGTATTTCGTAAGAGACTGAAAAGCAAAGGTAGTAAGTTTGATGATGGTTTGATTGGATGGCAGAAGTTACCTATTCGTTCACAAGACAGTATCGACAAGTGGTTCTTCGACCAAGACGGTAGAGAAATCATTGGTGTACAACAAAACCTGAATCTTGTTCAAGATGGATACGGTAGGTTTACAAATGTAATCAACGGTAAAGAAATTACACTTCCTCGCAAGAAGTTCTTGTTGTTTCGTACAGGTAAACACAAAGGCAATCCCTTCGGTAAGAGTTGTCTGAGAGACTGCTATTACTCTTGGAGATACCTTGTAGATATTGAAGAGCGTGAAGCAACAGGTGTACAGAGGGACTTGGCTGGTGTTCCATGTATGAGTATACCACCTCAATATATGACGGCTGACGCTTCTCCAGAACAGAAAGCAATTTACGAGTACTTTAAAAATATTGTAAGAAACATCCAATTCAATCAGCAAGCAGGTCTTGTACTTCCGCAAGCATTTGACCCTGATTCTAAACAACCGTTGTTTAAATTCGAATTGATTTCATCAGATGGTGGAAAGAATTACGACACAACAAAAATCAAAGAATACTACAAGAATGCAATCCTGACTGCTCTTTTTGCAGACCTGTTGATTCTAGGTCAAGGAAGCACTGGTTCTTATGCGCTTGGCGGTATTAAGTCTCAATTGATGGGTGTTGCAATTGAAGCACTATTGAGAGAGATTCAAGACATAGTAAACAACGATTTGGTTCGTCATACATTTGAAATCAATGGCTGGGACACCTCCCGTATGCCTACTATCGAATACGAAGACTTTGAAGCAGACGACCTTGAAGCGTTCTCTAAAGCAATTCAACGGTATGCAAGCACAAGTGTACTTGAAGTTGATCGTGCTGTTCTCAACAGAATCCGTGAAAGTATAGGTGTTGATATGCTTCCAGTAGACGAAGAACCTAGAGAAGAGTACATGCCAAAGGCAACATCACGTTCAGGTGATGGTATGGCTGTAGGAACAACTGGAAATGGTACAGCTACAAATACAACAGGAAATGACACATCCAGTAACAACTTAGAAAATGCAGGATAACATGTACTCTAAAGATAACGTCCCTCAATGGGCTTCAAAAAAATCAAAACCTGTTCAAGAAGTTGCAATCCGTGTTTTTAATGAAACAATGAGAAACACCAAATCTGAAGAAAAAGCTAGGATTGCTTCACTTGCTGCTATGAAAAATGCAGAAGATGCAGAAGAGGCTGAAAAGAAAAAGAAAGTTCTTAAATCAGTCGAAGAAATTTTAAAATCTAAATACTCCAAGTAAAAGGAATATAAAT